GCTCAGGGCGCGTATGCATCTCAGATGGCTTTACCTACACCAGACGCACCAGCTAGAGCAGCGGTCGCAGCAGGTATTGCAGTAGCAACAGGTATTGCTAACGTAGCTAGTATACTAAAAGTAAAAACACCAGGTAATGGTGGAGGTGGAACTGGCGGTGCAGCACCTACAGCACCTTCTATACCAGCATTTAATCCAGAAGAGGCATTAGGAGCTGCAGCCGCAGCAGATACTTCTGAAGAGAATATACAAACATTAGGAGAACAAACTGGTTCTACTGGTGGTGCTGTAATTAGAGCTTATGTTGTCTCAGATGAAATGACGAGTCAGCAAGAGGCTGATGCCAAAATAAATGATTTAGCAAGATTGTAATATGAAAAAAATAGTAGAATTATTAATAGATTGGGATAACCTAGAGTTTGATGACCTAGGTGTAGAAGTAATGTCAATTGTAGACTCTCCCGCAATAGGTATCGATTTCTTAGCATTTAGTGAAGAAGAAGATGAGAATCAAGAAGCTATGGAAGAGGCAATTATTGCTTTAGCTAAAGAATATGGAGAAACAGTTGACTATGAGACGACTGTATTTATTGATGGTACTCAAACCAACTTCGAAAACATTGGTGACTATGTCAAAGGCATTGGCGCATTAGATATACTTAGTAAACAAGATATAACAAAAGAACCAGAAATCAAATACAGATATACAGGCCCTATCTCAAGCAACTCTCGTAACTTCTGTAAAGCTATGGTTAGATTGAATAAATTGTATACTAGAGAAGAAATAAGAGACATGGATCGTTCCATCAACACTGGGTTTAGACATGACAGATCACCTTATAGTATTTTTGACTTTAAGGGCGGTGTTAACTGCAAACATTATTGGGAAGAAGTAGAAGTTTACAAAGAAGGTAGACAAACTGTAGTAATGTCTAAAGGTAGAGCAGATGGTAGAGCAGGTCAAATAGCAACAGCAAGTAATGATTATTGGAGGTATCCAGGTTCATTTGCATTCTCTGATGACGATCAAATGATCATATCGGGTCCAGCAATGACACCAGATTCTCTAATCTTAAGAAAAGATGAGCAGGGTAATCCATTTCATGTATTCTTTAGTAAAGACACAATAAAGAAGATCGCAGAGAAATTCTTTGAGTATAATAAGATGAATAATACTGATGTCAACCATGATGATAACATTACTACTGATAATACTCTTCTTGAGAGTTGGATCGTTGATGATCCTGAAATGGATAAAGCTAAAGCAATGGGATTCAACGTCCCACCAGGGACATGGATGGTCTCGTATAAAATCAATGATGAAGAAACTTGGAAACAAATTAAAGAAGGGAACCTAGCAGGTTTTTCTGTAGCAGGTCAATTCATCGAAAAAGCAACTAAACTCTAATGGAAGACATCAAAGACTCTGTAGCTAACGTAACCACAATAGCAGCCACTGGCGCTGTAATCATAGACTGGTCAATGGTCCTTACTATGGGACTTCTGGTAACTGGTATTATCCTTAATGTGGTTAGAATCATAGAAATACGTAAAAGGTCTAAGCGAGATTAAGTTTTTGTCAATATAGATTATTTCTATATTTCTTTATATCTGGCACAATGTCAGACATTAACTAAAAAAACTTAACAAGTATGACAGTCAATGACGCAATTACAAAACTTAAGGTGATGCTGGGTGCATCAACTGAAGAAGTTACTGTTGTTGAAAACAAGTTTGCAGAGGCAACTCTAGTGGATGGTACTGAAGTTTACACTGAAGGTGAATTACAAGATGGAGCAATCCTTTTTGTAAGAGCTGGAGAAGGTGCTTCAGAAGATCCATTTGCGCCTGCAGGCAAGCATGAGACAACTGATGGACTAATCATAACTGTTGGTGAAAATGGTGAAATCTCTTCTATTGAAGAAGGTGGCGCTGAAGTTGAAGCTTCTGAAGAAGAAAAGAAAGAAGAAGTTGAAATGGAAGAAGTTATCGAAGAGGAAGAGAAAGTAGAGTTTGACGCTGAAGGCATGTTAGCTGGAATCGCTGAAATGTTACTACCTTACACTGACGAGTTAACAAAGATTAAAGAGGAGCTTTCTACCTTAAAAGAAAGATTTAACACTGTCGCTGATGAACCTGCGGCAAAACCTGTTAGAAATACGTTTAGCGAAAACAAAGTTATCGCTGACCAAAAACTAGCAGAAAGAATGGATGCTCTTAGAGCTATTCGCAAATCGTAAACTAATAACTAAAAAAAATTAATTAAAAATTATGGCATTTGGATTTGACATTTCAGCTCTTCCAGCATATACGGACCAATTATCATTGGACCTTATCTCGAAGGCTGTATTAAAAACGGATTTACTTGATTATGTAGATCTAAGAAGCGGGTTCACAAGTGGAACAGTCGCTATTAATTTAGTTGATGCAGACTTACCTGTATCAGCATTATCTTGTGGTTGGACTTCTGACGGTGAAGTAACCTACACGCAAGTAAACGTAACAATTGAAAGTCTCCAATCGAAGACACAGATGTGTGTTGAAGATTTGAGATCTGTATACCAATCAGCATTCATGAATGCAGGTACTGGTAACGATTTCATTCCTTTCGAGGAAGTAATCTCTGAATCTTACGCAGACAAATTAAGAAAGTACAACGAAGGTTTCTTGATCAATGGTTTCGGAACTACTCTTGGTTTGAAAGGACAGATTACATCTGCAAACGGAGCTAACTTACAAGGTGGTACTCCAGCTGCCTGGACCGCTCAAAATTCTGTAGAACAAGCATTAGATTTATATGATGCAATTGACGAAGCTGTTAAAGACAGAGATGACTTGATTATGGTTGTTTCTCCTGACGCTTACAGAGCATTAGTAAGAGGTTTAGTTGCTTCTAACTTATACCACTATGATTCAGTATCTGGAAACGATGTTGTTGAATTACCTGGTACTAACGCAAAAGTAATAAAGTCTTCAGGTCTTGTTGGATCTGATTACAAATTCGCTGGTCCTGGTAAGATGATCTTAGCAGCAACTGGTTTAACGGATGAGCTAGATAGCTTCCGTTTCTTCTATGACGAAGCGTCCGATGTGATGAAGTTCCGTTCAAGCTGGAGGCTCGGTGTCGGTGTAGGTGAAGTAAACCTATTCGCTACTAACGATATGGCGTAAATTTATATAACCAGAGCTGCTCAGGTGGCTCTGGTTTAATTAACTAAAAAAAACAATAAGATACTATGGCATGTGATATAACATCAGGATTTACATTAGACTGTAACGACTCTAATGGTGGTATTGACAAAATCTTTATCGCTAACGGACCAGTTGAGTCTATCACTGAATCTAATGGAACAATTTCAGCTATTACAGTTGGAGGTTCAGCATTAACACCTAGTGATTTCTTTGCGTTTGAAGTTCCAAGACAAACTAGTTCTTTCACAGAAACTATCAATGTTTCTAACGAAAATGGAACAGTATTTTACGACCAAGCATTAACTATGATTCTAAATAAGATGGAAGCTGCTAAGCGCGACCAAATCTTATTATTATCTCAGAACAATGAAATGGTAGTTGTATTTAAAGATAACAACAACAAATACTTTTCAGTAGGTATCCAAAGAGGAGCTTATATGACAGCAGGTACATCTGTATCTGGCGTTGCATACGGTGATAGAAACGGATATGAACTAACTTTCTCTGGTATGGAAGAACAACCAGCATTTGAAGTTACAGGATCAATTGTAGAGGCGTAAGCTAAAACAGAATTTTTCATAATTAAGGGTAGCAGAAATGTTACCCTTTTTTTATATTAATTGTTTTGGAGAATACGGAGCTGCAGGTTTAGTCATTGGCCAATGTCTTTCAGTTAACCATAAGCCATCGACTAGTGTACCATATTTATATGTAGTACCATTAATCCAGATTTCTGGTTGATAGTGTGCTTGTATCTGCTTTTGAGGATGACCTTCTACTGGATCATATAAATGACCTTCTACTAAGTATTTAGTATCTGTTTGGATATTACGTTCATAACCTAGTCTAACACATCCTTCTAATAACTCAGAGATCCTCTGGTTATCTCGTGGTCCTATTATAGTAAAATCTATATCATTGGCTGGTGCTGTACCCAGAATGCTTCCATGTGTCCAGAGCTGATAGTCTGTCCAATCTAATTGTTTAATGGCATCGAGTAGATCTTGAGTTAATTCATCTTGTAAACCTTTCAATGGTTGACTCATGCACTCATATGCACCATATTTTATATGTTTTATCATATAGTATTTATCTCCTTACAACTCGAAGCTTTTTTATATTTCTTATTAGATAAACATAATTACTAAGTATGACTGCATATGTAACAGAAACTGGAGCTGTACCAACTATTGAGATGTATTGGAATGGTCCTAATGAAACACCTGCTCAAACAGGTGACATGTGGACCTGGTTTAGATCTCTAAACACACAGGAATGGTTAGGCCCATTTCCTTTAGTTCCTGGTGCAACAGTTGTTTCTAATGATAGGTACAGTAAATGGTTTGTAGATACAAGCTCAATTCCTGGGTTTGCTGATCAACACAGAAATGGTTTTTATCAATTTTGTACAACACCACCATTTGGGCCTACAGATAAACCAACTCTAGGTGTAGGTACACAAGGTCTAATCAGATTGATATTCACACCAGGTGGTGAAACAGGTGCTGAATCTTATATCTCTAACAACGAACAAAGAGAGGCAGATACATACTTTAGACCAAATTATTAATATAAAATATGAGAAATACAAATCCAGAGAGCTTATACTCAATTAAGGGCCAAGCTTTTACAGCACTAGAATTACCAGTTATCTCTGAAGTAAGAGGTAAAGAATACATGAGATTCGGTGGTGATAACCTATTTCCACAAACTATTATCGATTTATATGATACATCTGCTATTAATGCAACTTGTATTAATGCAATTAAAGATGGTATTGTTGGTGAAGGTATTATAGAATATGGTACAGAGTACATCAACACAGAAGGTGAAACTATTGATGAAGTCTTTGACAAGATAGCATTAGACTTTACACTATTTGGTGGATATGCGATGAATGTTATTTGGAATAAAGAAGGTACACGTATTGCTGAAATGTATCATTTACCATTTGCAAATGTAAGATCTGCTATTCCAGACGATGAAGATCAAATAACTTCATACTTTTACTCATCTGATTGGTCTGCTATTAGAAAATACAA